AGATCGACCAGCTTTTGCTTGTCCAGGTACTTCCGGCCACGGTCTTTGACCGTGGTTACGCGCCAGCCCTCCTTTATCCGGTCGAAGTAGAGGATGGTATGCACGCTGTAGGGTAGGTGCTTCTGGCCCTCGGGCTTGACGCCCAGGAAGCTGAAGGTTTCCTGGATCTCCTGCTCGTCCTGCTTTTCGATCTGGGCGGCGGTGGTAACTACGTACAGGCTGGCGGGCATGTTGGGTACGATAAGCCTGTTCCACAGCTGCTTGTAGACCCTGTTAATGATGGTCCAGTCCTTGTACCCGTCGAGCGGCACGAAACCCTTTTTGGGGTCGTCCCTCTTGATCCGCTCGTACTCGCGCCTAGCGTGGATAAAGAAGTCGCCCGGCTCTTCCCCAAACACCTGCTCGACGAAGTACTCCTGCGCCGCCTGCCACATCACGTCCGCCCGGTCTATGCAGATCCAGTCGCCGGGCTGGGCTTTCGCAAGCACGTCCATTACCGCCGCGCGCCAGTCCTCCCAGGCGAATACGGGGTAGACCTCGATGTTCTCCAGGTCCCTGAACTCGGTTTCCAGCATCCGGGGGTAGGTGTCGTCGGTGTCCAGCACGTAGCACCGGGCCGGCGCCACGAACCGGGCGATCTTCAGGAACTGGTAGCTCTTGCCCGTCCCCGGCTGGCCGTAGACAAGGATGCGCTCGCCCACCTACACCGCCCCCCTTTGGGAGAGGCTAATCTCTTCTACTAGGCGCTCCTTGATATCTTTAGCTTCCTGTAGTCCCTCTCGCCATAGACTAGGATTTTTAGGATACAGAATCATCAACATGCGAAACAGAGCTACGCTTTGCGATGCGTTTACCAGCCTGGCAACTGTAGTCGTATCGGTTTTCCTTGCCTCTTCTAGGTGGATACGAGCACTAGTCGCGATCAGACCGATTATCTCCTCCTTGCTCGCCACCTACACCGCCCCCTCCAGGTCGTCTATCCGCAGGGTCTCGGTCGTGGTGACCTTCGCCGCCCTGTCGAGCACCCGCTTGATCAGGTCCTTGTCCAGGCCCTCCTCGGCCATCGCCGCCATCAGGTCCTTGCGGCTGAAGCTCTCCCGCTGGCTGGCGTAGAGCGACAGCGACAGCCCCCAGGCGACGAGCTTCTTTAGACCCCTGGACGCCATAACCTCCCTGAACCTCTCGCGGGCAGGCTTGATTAAGGCATCGGCCTCTTCTTCGAGCGCCTTGCCCCGGCGCCAGTCGTCGGCCAGATCCGACAGGTCGGGTATTTCTTCCGGCACCTCTTCCTTCTGGGGCTCCTCGCACAGGTAGCGCCAGCGGCAGATGTAGCGCTCGAAGCTGCCAGGCGCGCACTCGGGGTCGGGTAGGGTCTTCTTGCGGGCGGCAAGCTCTACGTCGAGAAGGCGTGAGTAGACCTCATCCCAGGGCTTGGGCGGCCGGTCAAGCTCGATTAGGTCGACCCTGCCGTCGTCCCTGCACTTGACGGCAAAGACTATCGTCTCAGGCTCCCTGAAGTTTTCGGAGACCAGCCTCCAGTACGCGGCGAGCTGCATTGCGTAGTCCGGAAAGGCGTCGAACCGCTTCCTCCTCCAGGTCTCGAACCTGGCCCTGGACATGGACTTTACCTCGCAGAACGACAGGTAGTCGCAGCTTAATCCGTCCACGTGTCCGGTAACGGACAGGGCGGGAAACTGGGCGGCCACGAACTGGTTCCTCGCGTACGGGCCGTAGCCCATCTCCTCCAGGTCTTCCATCACCCACTCCTCGTGCCGCTTCCCCTCCCGGGCGGCCCGGACCATGAAGTCCCTGGGCGGCAGCGGCTCGTACCCGAGCCTGGCGGCGGCGAGCATCCTCCGGCAGTAGCCGGAGGCGGAGGCCCGGTACTCGGGCCTCCCTCCTCCTTCCGGCACGACCACTATGGGGCGGTCGAGTTCTGTCAGTTCCGTCACGGTTCTCTCCTCCTTGGCAGGGGGTTCTGAGGGGGACGCAGTCCCCCTAGACCTTCCCCGCCCGGGCGCGCGCCCAGAATCCTTCCTCGGTGTCGTCGATTACCTGATGCACCAGATCGGGGTCCTCGACCACTTCGGGGATGTTCATCGCCGCCTTCTGGAAGGCAGGACGGTCTAGCTTCTGAGCCAGCTGGACCAGCTTTTCCTTCAGGGCGGCGTCGATCCCGCCGGTTTCGGCCGGCTCGGGCTCCTTGGGCGCGGAGGACTTGGCCGGCTTGCCCTTGCCCTCGTCCCGCACGCCCAGGAAGGCAACTGGCATGAGCCGGGTGGTCTTCCCGCCCTTGTCGGCGAGGATGCCCGAGTAGGTGAACTCCTCGCGCTTGAGGTGGAAGCCCAGACCCTCCCACACCTTGGCGTCGGTGGCCGGGCCGCGGGATGCCACCGCATCGAGCGCGCCAAGCTCCTTGACGCGGGCGATGAGCCGGCCCATCATGCTGGTGTCGACGAACTTGCGCTTGTTCTTCTTCTCAACGTTGGTCACGGTGCGGCCGTCCCGGCTGGGCTCCCAGCCCTTGCCCAAGCTAAAAGTTACCGGGCCCTCGAAGCCCTCGTCGCTCTCGCCGTACCAGATCAACAGGGGCAGCGGCTTGCCCTGCTGGTCGGTGTATTCGGCGAGGTAGCCGAACTCGGAACGGGTGATCCAGAAGTCGAAGTCGTCGGGAAGCCCGCTCTCCAGTTCCCAAGATTCGTCGTACTTCTTGACCTCTTCGGCCATGGCGCTCCTCCTCCTAGATGGTCGGTCTCGTTTCCAGGGCCTCCAGCCACCACTGCGGGAAGGCCCTCTTCCACTCCTTTAGAACCAAGCCGAACTGCGCGTCGAGGATGTAGGTCTTGGCCCAGTCCCTCTCGTGCCGCACGCCCCTGCCGCTCATCTGCACCAGGGTCCTGATGGCGTCCACGACGTACCAGGCCCGGCCGTCCTTCGAGCCGTACAGCCTGGCCGATACCTGCTTGTCTCCCAGGCTGCGGTACGGCACCTTGACGATGACAACCACGCGGCAGAGGTCGTCCGGCAAATCCACCCCCCTTTCCATGCTCGGGGCGAGCATGACCAGCGGCTCGTCCGAGGCGCGGAACCTCTCCAGCGCCGCCGCCCGATCTCTCGCCCCGTCGTATATGATCACCCGGCCTTTGTGCCGGGTGTTGCCGGCGATGTAACGCGAGAGCGAATAGCTCACGGTGTGGACCAGAACCTTGTCGTCCGGGTGCGCGTCCAGGACGGCGTCGACCGCCTCGACCACCTTCGGCCACTCGTCTTGCGCCGTCTTGTGGGTCATGTTGGCGCAGGGGATGTAGTAGACCGGCCGGTTTTCCTTGGGGAAGGTGCTGGGCAGGTCGATGAACTCCCACTCGCCGTCCGGTATGCCAAGGTTCCTAGCGAAGGTGCGCGGCTCGAGGATGGTGGCGCTCATGAGCAGGAACCTCTCCCCGTGCCGCCACAGGTAGCGCTCGGCAAGGCCGGAGACGTAGACGGGCTTCCACACCCAGGGCCCCTCCTCGTGGTTCTCGGTGCAGTTGACCCACTTCGAGGAGCCGATCTGGTTGGCGAAGAACTCGAGCTTGTTCTTCACCCTCTCGAGTTCGCGCTTCTCTTTCAGGTCGCGGATCGAAACGGTGCCCCAGGCATCCGGCCTCTCAAGCTCGGCTATGCGGGCCGAAACCCTTGGCAAGGCAGTACCCTTGACCCACTCGATCCACGCCTCTTCCTTCGTCTTGTATTTCGGGGGCTCAAGGTCGAGCCTCTCGATTGTCTGGCTGGAAATGGAAAGCTCGGCGAAGCTCATGAGCGCGCCTTCCAGCATGTCCGCCTCGTCGCACACGACCAGGGGAAACTTGGCCCCGCCGAAGCCCCCGGCGTAGTTCGCCTCGCCGAGGAACATGGCGAAGTTCAGGACGGCGACCTCGGCGACCAGTGCCGCCTTCTTCTGCTCCTCGTAGGGGCAGGTCCGCCAGCCGGTCTCGCACCTGCCCTCGCCGTACGCCAGGCAGGGCGCGTCCCTGTAGCAGTTCGGCGGGCAGCACCACTTGCAGCGCGGGTCTGCCTTGGTCTTGGTGCAGAGGCCGCAATGGATTTCCGGCCAGCGGGCGGCGTACTGCGCCGTGGGGTAGTTCTCGCGGCCCTTGAGTTCGACCGCATAGGGGAAGTCCCGGCAGTTATGTGATGCAAGTCCTTCGGCGACATATGTGCCTGTAGATGTTCGGATAGCTATCACTTGAGCTACCCCAACAAACTTCTTTTTTGTAAGAATAGCTGGGCGTGTGGGGTTGATCATCCCAAGACTGTTAGGGTCGAATCGCGCCAACAATCTTCTAGGTCTAATCTGGCCTAGGAAACGTATTACCTCGTGGCGTCCACTAATGTATAGACGGTTACAGCCGTCCTTAGCCTGGTGTACCTTATAGGGAAAACACTTACGCTCCAAGCACGCCATAACCTCAGCTAGCATTTCGTTATTACCTTGCGAGAACATCAAATGCACACTTACACCCGTACCACGAGCTGGTTTTCTCTGAGATAGCGAGCCCTCACCGTCAAATGCCGCAGCCAGATACCCGGCGTCTCGGTCGCTATCTTCGCTCCACGGATCAAGAAGACGCACAACTTTAGATGCGAACTTGCCACTCGTATCTTCACTCCTTAGGTGGTCAGTTCTTAGCCACTTGTGTATCTGGTCGTTTGCTCCTGCAAGCCACATATGCTCAGCCGAGCATAGGACCTCTGTACCGTCATGGAAGGTTAGCAGGTAACAAGGACGATTGATGGTCGCTACTGCCTCAACAACCGACAGTCGCCACATTCGCCTACTAGGAGACAGGTGCTCGTCAAAAGCCAGAAGACAATCTCCAGGTCTGATCTCACCAGCTCGAACCCAACGAAGGTCGGCTGTAAGTATTCTTGTGTCGGGACCTACGCAGAACTGCGCCTGCAGGTCCTTGGTGTGGCAGGTGTAGAGCATCCTTTTCTTGAGGAGCTTCTGCGCCGCGGCAGCACACAAAGTTTTTCCTGTGCCCGTCGGCGCCTGGAGCAGTATCCACCGCTTGTCGGTGGCCATGATCTTCTTGAGTGCCTCGACCTGCACGGGCCGGAACGATCCGAACTTGGCGGGCAGCCCTAGCTCGGCCGGGGTAGAGAAATCTTCCCGGTGTTGCTTGCGCCACAGGATCACGGCCAGGACGTGGGAGCAGATCCGCCGCTGCCGCACCTCGCCCCCGTAGTGGCCGTAGCAGGTGCAGACGTAGCGGTTCCCGGCCAGGCGCACGGTGTAGCGCGGGTACTCGTCGCCCAGGTCTTCGTACCCCGGCAGCTCCCACTCGTCCGGGCCGCGGCGTATGGGCCTGGCGCGAGATAGCCTAAGCTCCGCCCGCTCGACGAGGCTTTCCCGGAACTTCTCGCGGGGATCGGTTTTTTCGGT